AGCGTATTGATCGTAATGGCGTTAATCGTGCCGCCTTCGACCTTATCGCCGCTGATCTGGTTGTCGGCGAGGGTCAGCGTACCAGCCGAGACGTTAAGCGTTTTCCCAGCGCCGACCGTAATATCGGACGTTGCAATAGTCGCGCCGTCGATCGTGCCGCCATTGATGTCTACGGTTGTAACCGAGCCGCCGTTAGAGACGGTTGCTCCGCTAAAGGACACGGTTCCAGAAGCGGTAAGATTGGTAAACGTACCGGCTGCGGCAGAGTTCGCGCCAATGGTAGTTCCGTCAATCGATCCGCTATTGATATCAACGCTCGTCACACCGGCTGCGAGTCCCGCGCCAACAAGGGCGGCTGCGGTAACTTTCTTCGTCTCCGTTGCGCTGGTATCAACGATAGGCAGAACGTCCGTCGTTACGGCTACGTCTCCCTGCGCGAGAGATGTTAATGCACTAATTTTTTTGTCGGCCATGCGTCTATCTCCATCCGTTCATCCACCCGCGCTGCGGAGCGGGGCGACGTAACGGTTTAGTCTGTTTCGGAACGTCTTTCGTTTCGACTTCTACCTTATCTATTTTACGGTTCGGCAATATCATCGGCCCGTTGCGACCTATAAAGGCTGCATAGGCGTAGACCAAGCAGTCGAGGGCTTCCGTGCGGCTACCCGAACTGCGCGGCTTATACGACCTCACGCGCCGTCCCTGTGCCATGCGGTAGACCAAGACCTCGGCGGTCAACTGGTCGAAATAAACCTCGTCGACCGAAACGGGAAAATGAATATATCCCGCTCCCGGCTGCGTGATACGTTTCATGCGTCCGTAGAGGACATCCTTCGCCGTATCTACGCCGACTATAAAAACCTGCGCCGAGGTTTTCCCTGCCCTTCCTGCCGACTTAGGCCAGATCAACCGACCAAAGCCACCAGCACCTTTTATTGCCCAAATCCTACGCGCCTTGCGTTTAGCGCAGTAGGCGTAAACCTGTTGCGTAAAGTGACCGCCCGAGTCGATAGCAACCGCCTCTAAAACTAGAGGTCGACCATCCTCGGTTTCGCGCTTGCGTGCGATATAGCCGTCAAGGTCATTCCAGAGGGCTTCCGATCCAGGATCGCCACGCAGTACCGCATGGTCGATGACCCACGTTTCTTCGTCCTTACCGAACCCGACGACCGTAACTTCTAGCCGATCATCCTGTACGTCAACTCCCGCCGTAAGCATCAAGACCTGTTGCGGTATCGATGCGACGGTATACGGCTCTCGTCTCTGCGCTAGACCAACCGACTCGACCTGTTCGCCACGTTCCTCGTAGGTTTCACCGAGGGCGGTATTGATCCAAGTCTGTAGCGTCTCGGGAAACTTCTTCGCTTGCAGAAAGGCGACCGCCATCTCTGCCCAAGTCGACCAAGGAGAATAGAGTTCGCTAATGTGAAAAGAAGCGATGCCAGAAAACGGCTTCGTTCCTCGCCACTCTCCCGCCTGTAGCATCTCGGCTTTATCGGCTTCGTTGAGTATCGCGCCACACGCCACACAGACGTATTCGGCTAACTCCGGTTGACCCTCGGGCCACTTTACCTGTGACCAAACGAGTCGTTGAAACTCTCCGCAATGCGTACAGGGGACGTAATAAAACCTTTGGTCGCCCGACTCAAATCCAGCCTCGATACGGCTCGATCCTTTAATCGTCGGCGTACTTCCTGCCAAAACTTTACGACTCCAAAAAGTCGCCGTTCGTTTGCGACCGAGAGAAATCGGATCACCCTCGGTTCCCGCACTCGCGGGGTAACGATCCACTTCGTCGAATAGAACAATTCGTATCGGACGCGAGGCTAAACCCGACGGGCTATTCGCACCTGCGACCGTTAAGTGACCGCCTGTAAACTTTTTATGCAGCAGCGTATTGCCGCTATCCCTAGCCTTCGGATCGGCGATCCGTTCGGCGAGAACGTTAGTATCCCGCACCATCGGAGCAAATCGATCCTTGCTCCAACTCTCTGCCATCTCGAGAGTCGGTTGCACCAGTAACATTGGCGCGGGGTCTTGGTGAACGTGATACCCGATTACGTTATTAAGAATCTCCGTCCACCCGACCTGTGCGGATTTCTGTATCCACACCTCTTTCACCGACTCGTCGGTAATCGCATCCATGATGCCGCGCTGATACGGTGCGCGAGAGGTTCTCCACACGCCCGGCTCGGCTGCGCTTTCGCTCGAGAGTTTTCTATACCGATCAGCCCATTCCGAGATCGTCAGTTTCGGCGGCGGGTTCCAAGTCCTGGTCGCTTGGCTCAATGCTTTCGATATGCTCGACGTTAACGGTATTCTCGGCGAGTTCGACGAGAGCGTTATCGACTTCTTCGCGGATACGTCCTGCGATGACATTTGCATTAGATTGGTTCACCAACTGCGGGGCGAGTTTCGTCGGCATCGCCAACAGTTTTGCTTTAGCACTCGATATGTGGTCGGCCCAAGTATTCACTACGTCATCGACGTAGACCAATTCGCCGCGACTAATCGCGTTTTCTATCGCTAACTTATCGCCCTGCTCCCGCGCTAACCTAGTCTTTTCGGCTAGAAGGTCGGGCGTATCGGGGTTGATATTAGGGCCGCGCTTCTCTAAGGCGTTTTGCAAGTAACGTATATACCATGCCATGCAAGGCCCGAGTTCGTATTGCCCTCTGCCAACCGTTGGCAGACCTTCCGCTTTTAACTGGTGAACCCGTCTCGTCGTAAGGTTAAGAGCCTTTGCGATAGCATCTACGTTAACAGGCATTAGCGACTCTTAATCTTTCGATGCTTTTCGTCAACGATAACAGGTGCGGTATTTTTCCAAGTAACTTTGTGGTGAATTCTTCGATGATTCGCTCCCATCTCGGTGATCTTGACCGAGGACGGGCAATAGAGAATAGAGTAAAAACTTTTGACGTATGTTCCGTAATCCAGATAGAGATCGGTCATACCAGACGCATTGCTCTGCGTCATCTTTTGCTGAATCGCTAGCAGAGGGATCGTAAAAAATAGATGCCCTTGCAAGGTCAGCAGCGTGTATGTATTTACGTCCTCGTTGATTCGGCCTATAAACTTAAAAGGGCGATCGGTACTACAGATAAAGGTGTTCATTACCTTTCTAGTAGGCTTAATCTTTTTAGCCATCGATCCGTTTTTACCACCGATAAAGTCGCCACCCTGTGCGATCGCTATCGAGGTTGCAGGAATCGATTTGTAGTAGTCGAGCAGATGGTCGAGTACCGCATCAAGATTCTTAATGCACCAATCGCCGTACTGCTGCTTGTCGTTAAACTTATATCTAAAGTCCGTGTAATCGTCGTCTAACTGAAAGAAGTATCTAACGCCTATACGTTTAGCGATATCAAAACAAGCATTACGAGCGTAGATCACACCTCTACGCCCTTCGAAGTTATCGCCCTCGTCAAAAGTCTTAGCGACCTCTTTTTTAGAGAATACTAAAACTTGATCCGGATACCGTCTGCGATACTCCTCGAGCGTCTTGTCCTCATCGTCAACGATAAGGTAAATCTTGCCCGTATAGCCCGACCGCTTTAGGGTGTTTATCGTATAAACCCGATCCGGTCGTCCGTGCGTAAGAATGAACGTAGCAAACTCGCTACTCCGCATCGTCATCGGAGTAATCCTGTGCGTATTGCTCCATGATATTTTTAGTCAAGGAGACGTAACCGTTTTCGATAGCCTTATCGAAATCGATGATGACCAAAGCAGATCGCTCCATCAATTCTTGCATCTCTGCATTGGCGTGGGCGTAGTAATCCGCGATAAGTCGAAAGTCGAAAACCGTATGCCGTTCCGCTGCAATAGAGAGGAACCACTTTTCATCCTCGGTCAAACTCGAGGCTTTGATATCCGCTAGAAGTTTCTCGACCTTCTCTCGATTGCAAAGAGACTCGATACTAGGCTTCTCGTTAGAAGGCTCGTACTTAGGAGCCTCGATCTTCCTCGTATAAGGTTCCTCGGTAGCCGCCGCGATATCGTCTAGCGAAAGGGCTGCGATTTCCTCGGAGGTAAACCCGAGAAGGTCGTTACCCAGTCCTAAGTCGCCGAGTTCTTTTAACTCTAACGCTAAGAGTTTTTCATCCCACCCTGCGTTAATTGCGATCTTGTTATCCGCAATTACGTACGCTCTTTTCTGAGCCTCGGTTAACCCCTCGAGCCGAATGCACGGAACCGTATCGACGTTAAGTTTACGCGCCGCGAGCAATCGCCCGTGTCCCGCGATCACGCTATTGCGTTCGTCGATGAGGATCGGGTTAGTAAAGCCGAATTCTCGGATGCTCCCCGCGATTTGCGCGACTTGGGCATCAGAATGTGTGCGGCTATTCTTAGCGAAGGGGATCAAGTCCCCGACCGCGAGGTGTTCTACCTTTAGCATTGTTAAGTTATTATGCAGGAACCGTTATGAAATTTCGACTTAACTTTAATGAAGTGAAATCCGTTTTAAAAATTCTGTGGCTAGAAATATAGCAGGGTCCGAACTACC